ATAGGCTGGTAACGTATGTATCCCGACAGGTTCGTATTGGAAAAAATACATATAGCCTGGAAACGCTCGCTGCGGTCCGACCATCATTTGCGAGGGTAGTTCGTTTTCTACTGTTCTGAACTTAATGTCGCGATTGCTCCCTTGCCATGACGTGAGTGCTGCACTATATTGACTGAACCAGAACATCGCGCGCCGTTCTTGCGGCAACAACCCACCACTCTTCTCGACGCGAGCGCGGAGTGACTCAAAGACATTGACGGAGGCCATTATCTTAGCCTCCCAAAGAGATGATCTTCGGTAAGCACCATGAATGTCCACGCACGATTATCGGCAGCGCAGAATTTGGTTGCGGCTTCCCATTTAGCATGATTAATTGCCACTTGGGTCGCATCGTGATAATAGCGTTTGGTTTTTCGCTTGACGACACGTAGCTGCGTCTGGGCTTTCGGTTTAATCTCAATGAGATAGACCTTCGGCCCCTGTTCCGTTTGCGCTTCCAACCAGACATCAGGAAAATATCGATGCCCACGATTGTCCATCGGCGAGATATACGGAATACAGAACTCCTCAGACGCCCAGCGAAGAATGCCGGGTGTCTCGTCGCAATACATGAAGAATCGTCGTTCCCAACTGGAACGATAGACGATTCCGGCCGCGTCCCCAACATACTTGTCGGGATTACGAGGATGAAAAACACCCTTGTAGGCCATCTGCTAAATACTCCTAGAATGCATACTCATCTTCTTCTATTTAGCGGGGCGCAGTAATGCCTAATCTTCAGGGCGCCATCAAGTATCCCTCGGATCTAACTACACCGCCCCATGAGAAGTGGATTCTGTTAGAGGCGAAATCGGGGCGGCATATTGCGCGTGATGGATTTGTATTTGAAGCAAACGGTGTGGACAGCACACTTGCGGCGGTGGCCCTGTATCTACCGACTGATGCGCTGAAGAGCGCGATGACGGTGGGCTATAAGGATGTAGACTTAGGGATGGCTGCGGGGAAGGCCATCGAAGCGGCAACAAAGAGAGGGGGCACATTGCGGGCGCCCACCCAACAGGGTGGCGGCGGCTTTAGTATTGATAAACTCAAGAACACCCTTGGCCAACTCGCGGTCGGTGCCGCCACACAATTCGCGGCCAACAAATTGGAGGGTCTAGCAGCCAGTGTTATAGACAATCCGCGCGGGGTCGCAGAGATCGTCGCCGGCGGCGCCGTCAATCCACGAACAGATACTGCGTTCGATGCCATGCAGTATCGGACACACGAATTTACGTTTAATCTCATTCCACGCACCAAAGAGGAAGCCGACAATATCGACGCTATTCTGAATATTCTACATTTCTATTCGTTGCCGTCATATGGGGACAATACTGGCATGAACTTTATGATTGGCTATCCATATGAGTTCGTCATCACAATGTTCAACGAAACACACATCAATAAAATCGAACGGTCCGTCCTGACGGGATTGGCGGTTGACCATGCGGGTGGTGACCGTATCGCGTTTGCTAAAGGATATTATCCCGCGGCCACGACATTGTCGCTCTCGTTCAAGGAAGTTCGGTTGCTGGGACGCGATTCACATGTTATCTTTCGTGGCGGAGGAGTGGGAACGAATGCGCCCGGTATTGGCGAGGATCTTCACGGAAATGGGATAGCCGATGAGGGCGAGCCGCCGCTAGAGGAGCCCTTCGTGCAGGAGAGTCGCATCGACGAGTTTGGCATAGAGCAGTTGACGTTGCCTGAGATTTCTGGCTCCCAGCGACGAGGAGGGCGCCGGGCCACCAACGGCGGCACACAATAGGAAACACCAATACCACTCATGGATTACTTCCAATATCAATCCGTCGTTCCATACACGTTCACCACAGGTGATGTGACGACGACAATGTCTATCGTCAATATTACCCAACGTGCCAAGATCGCGGAACGGTTGCGACAGCACACGACGACGATGCACGACTATGTAATTAGAGAGGGTGAGCGGCCGGACACGGTGGCGATGAAGCTCTATGGGGATGTGAAGTACACGTGGGTCGTGTTGCTGATGAACAACATCGTGTCGCTGTATGATTGGCCGATGATGAATTCCGAATTTGAACTGTATCTGATAGGCAAATATGGCAGCCTGTCGGATTCACAGAACCAAGGGACGCGCACAGACGCGGCCTGGAGTGCTGCGAAGTTCTACTATACGACCGAGGGTGATCGGGTGGACGCGACGACCTATGCGGGTTTGGGTGCGCGACAGGGAACGACCAATACACCCTACACACAAGAGGTCGAGGACAACGATACCCGGCGGACCATTAAGGTCGTGAGTAAGCGATTCCTCCCCAACATACTGACCATATTGAAGACGCTCTATAAAGCGTAAAATATGACCACAAATCTAACAGCGCCCCGTCAAGTCAAATTGACGCAGTGTTCTATCTTGTCCCCGATGTTAGAACATCGGGCAGTGACGCCCGCGCAAGCCGAAAAGTTTCGCACATCTGGCATTGATATCCGCGACTCGGTGGTATCGGTGAATATCTATGAGAGCATCTTTGATAATACGATTTCGGCAACGATTGACATTGAAGAATCTAGTGCGTATCCCGAATTGTTTCCGCTCGTTGGGCAAGAATTTGTGCGACTGGTTTTCAGTGTCGATTATCTGGGAGAGGTTCGTGAGTTCGGCCGGACTTTTCGTATTCGACGACTCGGCGATCAGTCATTTCCTGCGGACGCGAAGCGGACATATACGCTGGACTTGGTGACCCCTGAGTTCTTCACCAGCCTGTCGTCGCGTATGATGAAGAAGTATAGTCAGACGACCTGCACGGAGGCCGTTCGTGATATCATGTCCAATCGGTTGCATATTCCTGCGGACCGCATAAAGGAGATTGAAGAGACCGATTTGAAAATCTCTGCGGTCATTCCGAATTATACACCGCTTCAGGCCATCAACTTCTTTACATCCTTGGGGCTGACGCAGGAAAAGTTGGAGAGCAACTTTCTGTTTTACGAAACCCTTGACGGGTTCTGGTTTGTCAGTGTAGCAAGTTTAATTAATCCCGCAAAGGTCGAGAAGCGTCTGAAGGCATCGGGCACGTGGAAGACGGGGGACCCAACCGATGTTGTCGCGACCTATGAAGTGAATGCCAATAAGATGACAGGGCAGGCCAAAATCTCGGAGAAAGATGCCTATAACAGTATTATCGGTTTGCACCAGAAACAATCGTTTGATGTGCTAGTGGATATTACGACAGGCGTGTTGCGCAGTAAGATGTTGCATTTAGATTTCTTCGCCCGCACGTGGGAAGAAGACGATTCCCGATACACGGACACATTCAAGAAAACGACGCATCTGGATGAGTTTCCTTTGTATCCCGACAACTTCGATCAGAGCGTAGATCGCAACGTGAAACTATTTATCGTGCCGACCAATACTAGTAGCGCAGGGTCCAAGTACGCGCTCTCGCTCGGTGAACAGGCAGATGAGAATAGACTCTACCAATCAGTTGTGCTACGCAATCGACAATTGCGAGAGCTTCGTCATTTAACGACCCTGCTGAAAGTGCCCGGGCAACCCGGCGTCCGCGCAGGAAGCGTGATTGACCTCATCTATCCAACATCACGCGATCTGCAAGGCAGCGATAATGCTCATGCGTCCACCCCTTCTGGGAAGACGCCATATTATAGTGGACGACATTTGGTGACATCGGTACGACATGTGCTGACACAAAGCTCGCCAAGCACAATGGAATATACGATGCACCTTGAAGCGACACGCGATTCGTTCGGTACAAAGCTGGTCCCGTATGACGAGGACACAAGGGACACATAATGGAATCTGGACCACTCTCCCACCAACTTGGCTTTGACGGCTTCATCTGGTTTATTGGCGTTGTCGAAAGTAAAGACGACCCGATGAAAGTCGGCCGTTGTAAGGTGCGTATCTTTGGATGGCACGATAAGAATACGGACAATTTGTCTACTGAGGATCTGCCGTGGGCGTATGCGTTGGTGCCAGTCACACATGCGCAATTGCTCCCTAATTATAGACAGGGAGATTGGGTGATGGGATTCTTTCTGGATTCTCGCCTAGGACAACAGCCCATCATCTTTGGTGTGCTGCCTGCGGTCGTTCAACCAACATGATTGATATCAAGAACCTCGGATTTCGTGATCTGCGGACTGCGGCCGAAATCGCCATAGGCGCGGCACCACCGCTGAGTCGCGACGCCGCACCAGCATCCCCAAAGACCGGTAAGTTGGGTGTGCTTGGTGCTGTCTCGGCGTTCGCCGGCGGCGCTGCGAAGATGACCAGCGGCGGCTTTTCTGCGGCGAAAAGCGCCATTCAATCACGCGAGTCTGCAATATTGTTTTCTGATATATTGTCGAACGCGGCCAAAAACTTTGAGATATCTGGAAACGAACTGAGAGTAGGAATACACTCGATGCGAGATGTGGCGCACCGTCTTACGGACACATTCGTTCCTGAGGCGCTAGTGCAGTTTTCTGGTATAAATGCGGGGGACATCTCGTCGGCAGCGGCACTGAATTTCTCAAAAAAACTCTCACACAGACAAGCACGAATTGCCGCGATGGCGGGGCAATTTGCGTCGGCCGCCTCAGTCGCGGTTGCCGTTGGTGTCCTCATTAAAGAGAATCGTGAGCGGACCCCCTATCCACTGGAGGACGACCTTGATCGCCCATCGATTCCGCGGCTGGCAATGGGTGGTGCGGCCGCACAGCTTGACACCATACTTAGAGACAAGCGAAAATTGATGTCGGTGGGTAATGCTATCGGTTCTGGTGCGCCTAGCTTCTGGGTTCGCCAGCTGACCAGCAAGTTAGATCCTCTGAAAAGTTTTAAGAGAATGCCGGGGTTCCACAGAGGGTTGAACATGATCTTCGCGGATAAGATGGGCGGCGCATCGGCTGGAGGCAGTTGGAGCGAACCCGAACCACCGTATGCCGGACAGTATCCCTTTAACAACGTGCGCCAAACAGAATCGGGGCACGTGGAGGAGTGGGACGATACGCCGGGTGCAGAACGTGTCCATATCTTCCATCGTTCGGGGTCGTTCATTGAGATGCACCCCGATGGAAAAGTGGTATATAAGTCGATGTCCCATGGCTATCAGATTAGCATGGGCGACTATGATGTCGCCGTCAAGGGAGATTGTAACTTCTCTGTCGATGGGAATGCGACTATCCATTCAAAAGGCGAAGTGCATCTTCAGGGCGACGAAGGCATCAACATCCAGACAAAGAAGGATTTTAATGTCTATGCGGAGAATATCAATCTTCGTGCCTCGAATAGGGCGAAGTTAGATGGTAAGCTGGTAGATTTGCGGTATGCCAAACTACCGGGCGTGCCCGTGACAACGATGTCGGGTCCTGCGGTTCGGTTCCTGACGAAAGAATACAAACGAGACTATCCGCTCGCAGCAAAGAAGATGGCAGCGCAAGAAAAAATAACCAAGACGCGACTACTCGCGGATACTGCGTTACTGTCCGCGGCTACTCCATTGACG